TTTATTTGTTCTGGAGTAAAAATTTGTTCTATTTGTTCTGGAGTAAAAATTTGTTCTATTTGTTCTGGAGTAAAAATTTGTTCTATTTGTTCTGGAGTAAAAATTTGTTCTATTTGTTCTGGATCAATATAAAAAAAATAGTTTAGAATTACAGTAACCTCCGAGCTAAATATGTATTGAAGCTGAGCTAAATTAAAACTCATTTTATCAACATATTTATTAAATTCTATTTCGCCATTGTCATGATTTAAAATAAATATTTTTTTAAGAACATTTCTAGGGTCTTCTGAAAGAAACAAATGTATAAGGTTAGTGTCCTTCATTATTTCATTGTATATATAATTTCTGATTATCGTTTCATTGGTTATCGTTTCATTGGTTATCGTTTTAAAAGGTCTTACTCTAAATAATTCTCTTATATTTTGCATTGTAAAACGTTTAATCAAAGGGTCTGGCTCATCTTCACTAAAGAACGATTGAATGCCATATGGTGTTTCTTCTTTTTGTATATATTTTATAACGTGATATAATGCGTTTGAACCTCCTGTACGATGAGCCTTTTCTATAGCTTTTATTGAATCCGGCGATAGTGGCTTTAAGTAATAAGGTACATTTTCGTTTTTTGTAGGCCAAATATATTTTTCTTCCCTGCTTCCTTCAGTAACTGGTATTTCAAGGCCAAGCATCCGTTGAACAAACCCAAGACAATTGTGCTTGTAAGAATATGAATAATTATTATCTGCTTTTGGTTCTTTTGCGGTAGATTTAAAAAAACATAAATTTACACTACCTGTCAGAATATTATTTTCCGTAGTAAATTTAATCATCGTAGTTGATTCTAACATTTGTTTCAAATTTTCTAGAATTTTTGTGGTAAGAAAACATACATACGATAACCAATTATCAGTAAAATTTAAATCTGGAGATGCTTTTGTGTAGTAAATATCGTAACCAAATGCCCTTCCAGGCAATTCGGCAGTATGTCTGGTATCCTCATCAATTGGTGATTTATCGTAACCGACTGTTGAAGCGTAAGCCCCAAATCCTATCACAAAAACCTTTCCATAAGGCATCTGAATAAATAGATATGAATGAACGCGATTAGTGCCCAGGTAACATATAGGTAAATCTTTACGCTTTCCTGGGACATCGTTTGCTTTTACATACTCTTCTACGTCAGGTGGAATAGATATAAAGTGTTTGAAAAAATCTTTATCCTCTTCAAGTAGTATATTATTTATATTTATAGTATAATTTTTTTTATCACCACTTGAATTTGGCTTATTATCATCATATACTGTAATGCCTTTACCTATATATTTTTTTATTTTTTTCATTACACTATTTTCCAACATGAAATTACAATCATTATAATTAATTCCTTCACTATATTCAAGGATTTTTAATGTTTCATCTGTTTCTACATCCATTTCTTCGTTGTTATTATTTCCATTTGTTCTTGATTTTTTTGCTACATTGTCCGCTTGACTCTCGAGGGTTTCGGCGACGTTATCTATCATATCATTATCAACTATTGGTTTGCATTGCATATGAGCATATGGCATAAAAAAGCTATACATATTTATGTATCTGAATATTTCTAACCAATTTGATGCACTATGAATGATTCTTTCATATTCATCTTCAATAATATATTGAACACTCTCTTTAATCTTGGGGTCAACCTCTGTGGTTTCTGTTATTGTAATCATTGCGGCGGATTCTTGCATAGTTGTGGCGTTTAATAAAAAAGATTTTTTAATGTAGTTCATAATATTCGCATAAGTATCCAAGACATTTATTGGAACAATATTTGTATTAAATCCGCTCATAAATATATAAAAAAAGTAGTATAAATTATACATATATTTATTTTCCTTTACTAATTTCTTTTACGAAGCGTTTTCTTTTTGGCTTTGTTTTTTCTCGATTTGGCTTTGGTTCTTTTCGATTTGGCTTTGTTTCCTCCTTTGCTTATTTCTTCTGGAAATAAATGGCTAACTATTTTGTGTGTAAATATTGATTTCTGAATAGCTCCTGTTTCCCGTCTCTCTTGGATTTCGTAGATTGTTTTCAATAATTCTTCTGGATTATTCATATTAGTTATGAATTGATCCATTAAATCTTTGGGTATAGCTTGCATTATTTCATCTGAAGGTAAAGGTGTTCCAAACGAACCAAGGATAGACTTACCAAAGTTAGACTCAGTTTTAATATCTAACACTCTTTTCTTAAGAAATCCTAAACAGTTATTCGATAATAACGTATAATTATTTGTTTTACTCAATCCTATATCTGTTTTGGTTATTATGCCCGATTCATTATGTATAGTAATCTTCACTGTTCCTCCAACAATTATTTTACTCAGATTCTCTATAATGGCTGGAGTACAAAAACCAACCCAAGTTATAACATTTTTTTTTCCACTTCCAGTATAATTTACGGATAGATAGTCCTCGCCCATAATTACTCCGGCAAATCCAGGAAACAATTTTTTTTCACCGTCTCTATTTGTATTAATGACAGATGCAACTCCTCTAAACCCAATAACTCTATATGATTTATCAATTACGTTATCTATAATAGCTAGAGTAGAATGAGTATCGTCTGTTATTAGCATAAGCAACGGCAACGTACCAATCAATTTTACTTTTTCATCCATTTTTTCTTTTTCATCCATTTTTTCTTTTTCATCCATTTTTTCTTTTTCATCCATTTTTTCTTTTTCGTTTATGCTATTAAATGTCGTCGATACTAAAGATGTCAAATCGCCGTCAATGCCTACACTTTGACCACTAGTTAGATAATTATTTAACGTTTCTATATTAAAGAAATATGTTGTATATTCGCCATCTTGTTTTTTTTCAAAATATTCGTTTTCAAATGTATCGTCAATCGTATCGAGTGGTATATATGGTTGACTATTATGCGAAACTGGAATTCTTGTATGAACATCCATTAGTTCTTTTGGTATTTCGGATATATCATTGTATGTATCGTGAATTGTATTCACTTTTCCTGGAGCTGATTTCTCAGCCCGTTCGATTTGAAACTCTGAATCCATTTCTGCATTATCAAGAAACTCCTCGTTAAGAACAAACATATTTTTTTTTTTAAGCGAAAGCCTTTCTAATATACCATATGCATCATTGTCATTATTATATTTACGTTTTAATTTTTGGGTCGAGTTTGCAACAATATAATTATATATTTCTGGATATTTTTTGGATATTTCGTTCAAACTATTGTTATCTGTTGTATATGTTTCTTTTTTTCCGGATGGACGGGTAATATCAATTTTACCATCATTAATTGTTACTTTATAATCAACATCACCACTATTAATAGTATGAGGAAATTGTATTCCAAATAAAGATTTAGTATTATCAAGCTGCGTGTATGGTCTATATCTGATATTTAATTTATCAGATGTTACCTTAGGCATAAATATATAAAAAAAGTATTATAAATTATACATATATTTATTTTCCTTTACTACTTTTCATTTTCTTTGCAGGGCTAGTACCACCTTTTTGTATTTCTTCCCTATGCTTTTTATATACATCATATTTTGCATCCAGCACATCTAATTCATTCAGCCATATCTTTTCTAAAGGTGTCGCCTTCAATACAGCCAATTCTTCTTCCGTATTTGCTTTTTCTTTCATTATCGATTCCACATTCTCCTGGGTCACCGAATCCATCGGCATCTTTATCAAATATTTATAATCACCTTCTATCAATGCGAATTTCAGCCCACTTAATAATTGTGTTACCTGTTCCGCGGTTTTACGTCTCAAATCAATCGTTCCGGCCAATGTTTCTTGAATATATCTAGCTCGATTCGATAATCGTACCAATTTCTTCTCCATATCCGCCACCAAATATTCCTTTCGTTTTCTATACGTATCTAATCGAACTCCATAAAAGTCATCAATGATTTCCTCTACCGTCGCATACTTATGTAATTTGATATTTGCATCAAACATATGCATATTTGTCGTACTCACGGTGGTCGATAATTTCAATAATTTTTCGATTCCATTGAATCCATTCGCATCTATCGTCGATTCTAATTCTTGTATCTTACCCTTTGGAAATACAATCGTAATATCTATCGATACTTCCGTACATAATGATACAAAATCTTTAATACTTGGTGGTATTTTCTTACCCGTCTTATCCACCGTTGTACCATCCATTAATGATTCTAAAAACGTAGTATACGGCATCGTCCAAGTACCGACTGGTAACTCGGTAATACGAATCTTTTCATCATTTATTTTTTCATATTTTCCTTTTATCAAATATTTTTGCTCACCGATTTTCGTAATAGCACCGGTGAAACCTTCATAATAAGGTATGAACTCATTACCCTCATTCGATACACCTTGTAATTTATTCTTCAAATATCCGATAATTTGTTTTGGATTATAGGGAGCAATATTACAAGAGAAACCTGTGCCTATTCCAGAAATACCATTCATCAATGCAAACGGTATAATAGGTACATAATACTCTGGTTCTACAATCGTTCCGTCATCATTTAAATAAGATAATACGGCATCATCTGCTTCCGGGAATAGATACCGAGTCAGCGAATTTAACATTGTAAATATATATCTTTCTGATGCACTATCATCACCACCCTGAAGCCGAGTACCAAATTGTCCATTAGGTTCGAGTAGATTAATATTATTGGAACCAACAAAATTTTGAGCCATATTCACAATCGCACCATTCAAACTGGCTTCACCGTGATGATATGCACTATGTTCCGATACATACCCGGAAAATTGAGCCACTTTGATTTCACGCGTTAATTTACGTTTAAACGCCGAGAATAATATTTTCCGCAATGATATTTTAAGACCATCCACCATATTTGGAATTGAACGAGCACAATCATATGTACTAAAATGTATCATCTCATTGTTTATAAATTCTTGATATGTCACATTTTTTTTCGATGTATCCAAATATGCATTTTTATTATAGTTTTCTAACCATTCCTTACGGTCATCGGAACGTTTTTTATTGAATATTTTATCGATAACATCATCACTTTGTTCTCCATTATATACGAAATCCACTATTTTCTTGTTCCCGAAATATTCTTTGAATTCGGCGGAGGTAGATGTACCCAACCCTTTAAAATATTTTATCGTCCAACCTTGTGTTCCATTCGCACCTAGACTTTGTTTCCACGTTTCATATTCACCATCATTATAAAACAATAATGTTTGGGTACCTTTCATGGCTCTCAGAATAGGCGTATTCATAAAAGAGAGGAATCCGGGTATTTTGGTAAGGGATGACCATTCACTATGAAATAAATTGATACAAAGACCTTTGATATGACTTCCATCTAAATCCTGGTCAGTCATATACATAATTTTACCATATCGTAGATGCTGATTAACGTCTTGTATAGTTTTATATTCACGACCAGTTTCCAATCCCAAAATTTTCTTGATATCCGTGATTTCTTTATTTTCAGCGATTTTCTTCAATTGCTCACCACGTACATTCAATAACTTACCTTTTAATGGATAAATACCAATGGTATTACGGTCATCACTTGATAAACCGGAAACGATACCTGACATAGCACTCAACCCTTCACATAAAATGAGGATACAATCTTTCGATTGGGTGGTTCCACTGAAGTTCGCATCAATGAAATTCTGAATACCACGTATGGTCTTGGTTTTAGCACCATCGGTTTTCTTCGCTAATTTATTTTCTTTGGCTTCCGTCAATGAACACGCCATATCCATGACACCCATTTTTGCTACTTTTTCGATAAAGGCATCGGTAACAGTACAGGATGACCCGAATTTATTGGAAGGTGTATTCATAAAATCTTTGGTTTGACTATCGAAAGATGGATTTTCGACATCACATCTCAAAAACAGTATCAGTTGTTCTTTGATGGTAGTCGCATTGACCTTGATTTTCTTCTTCTTTTCGATATAATCACATAATTTACGTATAATTTGACCCGCAATATAATCGATGTGCTTACCACCTTTGAATGTACAGATACCATTGACAAATGATACTTGTATAAATTCGTGAGTAGGTGATAATGCAACGGCATATTCCCAACGTTCATCTGATTGTTCATAGACTCGTTTCGTAGTATCCTTACCACCGATATATAAATCAATGTATTGTTGGAAATTTTTCACCGGAACTAGATTACCATTTAGATTGATTTTGATTTTTTTAATGGAATGGTCAGTGACGGCACCGATATCATAGACACGTTTTTTCAATAAAGCCAACATATCGGAGGTTAATCCTTGAATACCTAATCGAGCATAATCGGGTTTGAATGTGACTTTGGTATAAGGTTTTCCAGATGTGTTTTTCGTAATGGTAGGTGGGCAAATTTCATCGAGATTTTTACGAAATTCTTGGACATATTTTAAGCCTCGCACGTGGTCAATGGTTTCGATTTTACCATATTCCGACCAAATCAGCACTAATTTGAATCCAAAACCATTCTTCCCACCGACAATCTTTTTTTCATCTTTATTATAGTTGGTAGAGGTACGTAAGTGACCGAAAATCATTTCCGGAATCCAAATATCATACTCCGGATGTTTGGCAATATCGATGCCATTTCCATCATTGGTCATCGTAATGGTTCCATCTTGGTTGATATCGATATCGATATGAGTAACGAACTTTTTTTCCAACATCGTAGATTGAATCATACGAATGACGTGGTCACGACAATTGACGATACCTTCATCAAATAATTTATATAAACCAGGAATATATTCGATGGTTTTTAGGGAGATTTTTTCGGTAAGGTCATCATATACCCACATATCGGCATCGACATTTTCCACCGAACCGATATAGGTATCGGGGTTATCGAGAATATGTTGTTTATCGGTTTTACGTTGGTATTGCTGTGCTAATAAGTCTTCACCTGAGGTAGATTTAGGCATTTTGGCTGATTTTGACATAGTATCTGTGTGTGGTGTATCCATAATAGTTACCGTCAATTTTTTATCAATTTTTTACACCAATCAAGATAAAAATATGGCGATAGTGTAAAATGGATGAAATCATAAAATACTGTCAAATATCGAAACGAAACAAGACCGATACGTGTAATGTGGTGAAATATAATAAATTACAAACGAGTACGAATAATCCGAATATATCGGCTAGGATGCGTTATTCACAACGGGTAAATACGGCGACTCCATCGACCAATACATACACCTCATATACCGAAAAATATGGACTTTTAGAACCACCGGTAGAACCACCTACCAAAAACAATAAATTATTTATGACTATGTTCTTTTAGGCGATTTCTATCGTATGAATGGTGGTAATAAAAAATAATTTATATATTATGTATATAGTATAAATGAAAAGACCCGTAAGACAAGGAGATGGACATTATTATATTGAAGGAAAAAAATTCAAAGAATTATTTGGTTCGAGGGAACAGGTATGGAATGGAACTGCGTATAAAACATCTGGTAGTTTGAGAAAACGTGATTTAGTGATGAATAAATGGGGTAGAATTGTGTCTGCTGTGAAATTCAAAACCGCCAAGAAAGAAAAACGTTTAGAAAAATTTGGTTATTATGCCAAAAAAGGAAAATTCGGTTATGTAAAAAAATCCACTAGAAAAAACAGAAAATCTTCCAAGAACACAGAAAAATAAAATATTTAGAGTATATATAGAATGACACATTCACGTTCCGCAGACGGTACATATCATATCAATGGTAAAACATATAGTGAATTAGTTGGTTCAAGAGCACAAGTATGGAATAGAACCGCATATAAGACAAGTGGTGCTTTGACCCGTAGTCACTTGATGCGTAACAAATGGGGTAGAATTGTTTCCGCCAAGAAACATAGAACCGCCAAGAAAGAAAAAAGACTACAAAAAAGTGGATATTTCACAGTGAAAGGTAAATTCGGTTCTGTCAAAAAAGAGAGTCGTAAAAATCGTAAATCCGCCAAGAAAATGAGAGGTGGTGAAGGCGATGGTGATGATTTAAATATACCAAAAGAAGAAATGTAAATATAATATACACCGATGAACATTTCATAACTTGTGAAGTCCGCACACTTTGTGTGCGTCTTAATTGATTTATCGGTAACGTTGCCTTTTAACACTAATCGCACAAAGTGCGATTTATAATGTTCAAAGGTATAAAAATATGAATTCCTATTCGATTTCATATTTTTCTTTCAAACCTTTGCATAAATATCTGGAAATATTTCTTTGATATAGTGAGGCACAACGCCGATAAATACTATATCCTTTATCGTATCTATAAATGCATCTTTATTATGACATTCGAGAAGATTACCCGAACTATCATAAATCAATATTTGTTTTCGAACTCGGTATAAGGGGTCGGTAAATAATTCCAAACGTTTTGTATTATCTCCTGGTATAAACGCAATATTCTCTTTCATACAATGTTGTAATACAATATCGGTTACATCAATATGAGAACATTGAATACCAAATTTTACACGAAAGTTCATTTATATTATATGTGAATATAATGTAAAATTGAAAAAAAATAATCATAAAATATGAAGCAATAAACCAATTTACAAAATATCTTTACAAAAATGGAGGAATATCAAATTAAAAACCCGTTACGTGAAGATGAGACCGATGTGAAACAAATGTTGAAACAGTTAGATATAGAAAGTATGGAAAGAATGAAAATTATTAATGCAATCGAATATGCTACGATGAAAGATTATTTTAAAGAATTAGATAAAATTATAAAGGATGTGAATGATAAATTCTATAGAACGTTTGGTCGTAAAATGACAATTCAAGAAGAACGTGTCACATTTGGCTAAATCACCCACTGATAACCCAATCACTATTGATAAAATGAGAATCAATGATATATTCATTCAGGTTCTCGAAAATATATTTTTCGAAATAGGATTTATTAACGTTTTGTTTATCCGGCATATTCGTATAATATTTACAATAATATTCATAGGCATCATAAATCGATATATTGAGTATAGGAGAAGTCGGTCTTTCATATTGTTCACCACCTTCTCGATATAATTTGGAAAGAATATCTTCCTTCATACTTTCTAAAGCCATTTGAATATCCATTTGTTTATCCCATAAAGAGCAGCGAATCTTCGAAATAAATTTATCCTTTTCTATTTCAATATCAGGATAATAATAAGAAATCAAATCTAATATCTGTTTATCGTTTAAATTTGATATAGTTTCTTTTTTATTTTCACACCATTTACGGAATAGAAAAATCATTTCTTCTATTTCAAAATCCATTTCATTGTCATCATAAATCATGGTTTCTGACCAAAAATTCAAAAACTTTTGTATATCAGGTAAATGTTTACTAAAAATACCGATAAAACTATCGAGTTCTCCATTATAATGGTCTTTTAATTTTTCAATTAAAAATCCTTTTAATGTTTGTTGGAACATAATGGTAGGTAAGTTTTTAGACTCTAAGAAGTGTTTCCAAAGATACTGCATATTTTTCCAAATGATTTGTGATGATTTTGTTTGAGAACCTTGAATATTTTGAGACCCCCATACAGTCTTAGAGTGATTTACTGAAATTTGTAGATATTCGGATATAAAGTTCTCAATCATTATTTCGGGACTATTATTTTTTAAATAGAAAACTTTATTAATCAAATCCAAATCATTAGTATTATTTAATATGACATTATCAGAATTTTTATATCGATTTGAATAGTGACAGGCGACACATATCATATCTAATGCCGAATTATTTAATATAGAACACCAAATGTTCTCGGATTTAACTGTATCATTTATATTTAATAACCTACAATCATTATAATTATGTTGTTCGTGATATTTATATTTAAATGTCTGATATAAATTAATGCCGGTAACGGATTGACATATCAAATTAAGTTCTCGAATAAATTGTTTTGATTTATGGTGGATATAATGGATTAAATTATTATTTTTCTTTAAAATATTATCACCCAAAATGGTTAAAAAATATTTGGCTTCGACTTTACTAGGGAAAAATGTAGGATATAATAAATCGAGAACTGATTGGATGGTATATGATTCCGGTATAGATTTCAATAAACTATTTTCTTTGATACGCTTCATAATATGAACTTTGGTACGTTGTTTCCAAGACATTAAATTATTATCTTTGGTAATATTGGAGAGAACATTATATAAAATATCATCTTCTTTATATACCATATAATGCATTCCATCATAGTAAAAGAATTTTTCAGTGGTAGAAATATAAAAAAATCGGTTAGTATTTAAATAATATTCTATAAAATTATCTTGGTCAATGGTCATATTTTCAATACGTATAACGCGTTCATCACGGTTTTGCCGAATATTTTCTAATAAATTTGGAAGATTATTTATGATATGATGATGTAATTTCGAGAACATATAACTATCATTTGAATATTTCGAGAACAATTCATCGATTTTGAGTTTTGCATCAATTATTTTATTATCTGATTCTTCCATTGAATGCCTATGTTATAAGCTTTTTAAGTAGGTTTATTTGAAATAATACAATTTATGGAGAATTGTATTATTTTTGTGTTACATATACAAAACACCCGCAATACGGGAACTGTTATTTTGCATACGCAAATTTTTTACACGTGCTGGGAATCGAACCCAGGACATATGCATGGCAAGCACATATTTTACCACTAAACTACACGTGTTTGTAAGTTTACACATATGAATTATGTAAACGATTAAATATTAACTATACTCTTGATTTCGGTTGATTTATTATACATATCCGCGCTATCTACCAATGATGATTTCAAGTACTTTGATATAATAATATTTGAATTAAATAATTCTTCTTCTGACATTACCGAGAACCACTGATATTTGGTACGATTTAATATCTCTTCACTAGGAATATATATACCATATAAGTTATCATCAAAATCAATATGGCCTTCTTCTAATAAATGTTCGATTAATACCGGCTTGCGATTTTGTGATTTTACACCTATATATTGACCTCCGATTAAATTCATCTTATCATTATCAATTGCTGTTTTTAATGCATATGAGGTATCTCCAATAAAATCGGCTTCGCTGGAAAAGTGTGGATTTGCATTTTGTTTCTTTAAAAAATCTATCAATATTTTTATAGCTTCATTATTCTTATGAGAACCCATAAAATAGGTATTCGGTGAAAATAACATTTTTTGTTTTTGTTTTATTAAATTTAAATTACGATTTATGTTCTCACATACAAATGGTTTATTATCAACAGTTCCTTCTAAAAATAATGCATTCAAATTCTTTAAACATACAAATGAGTTTGGTACTACGATACCACCATAATAATATAATAATTGCATCATACCTAATTCACGGTATTGTGATTTTTTAGGTTCAGCTACGGTGGCTAAATCTATATCCCACGTAGGGATTAATCTACTAAATGATTCATCATCGATGAGACAAATATTAAAATCTTTTCCACAATGATTTATCACAGTTTTGATAGTAGAATGTAAATAAGGTTGATTCAAATCGGTAGTATTACGTGACATAAAATCTTTCCATTTTCGTGAATTGATTTCATATTTGGAATGTATCCATATTTTTGGGCGATTGAACCCGTATAACGGCGAATCGTTTAATAAATATTTTTTGATTAATTCGTATTCGTCATTATTTTCAATATTTCCATTATAATATTTATTTGCGAAATAACTTGATACTACTACAAAACCAAACATAAATAAATATTGACTTAATTTTGTACTAAACATTCTTTTTCAAATATATAGTATATCCGTATTTTTTATTTTTATTTTTTTACACTCGCTATCGAAAAATATATCAAATAATCAATATTATATTTTGACTCGTTATATTTTATTTGTGATGTAAACATTATATTATTACCTTTACATAATTGTCGAATCACCGTAGTAAATGTATTATAACTTATTTTACGTTCTAAATAAAATTGTTTTGATGTATGATAATATTGTTTTAATCCTTCTAAAAACTCGATATGATAGTTATAAAATAGCATTTTACGGTAAGCATTCATATCAATCAAATAATATTTTTCTGTTTTCAAACAAATTTTATCTAAAAAAGAAAACAATATCTCATTTGGAATATAATTTTTAAAAATTTGTTTCGTCATAATTTTAAATCCGTTTAAAATATAATTATATTATTTAATCTGTTAATAATTTATACTAAATAAAATATTATAAAATATCTGACATAGAATTTGTAAATAGTGCAAGTTCAATACAATCCTCGTGTAAATTATGAAATATGGTTATATATTTACACAACAATGGTATAATACGATATTTTTCTTCTTCACCTATTATAGATGTTACTTTTATAAAAGAGAAAAAATAATCCAATATATCTATTACTGAATAACCATAATCGTAAATATCATATAATATTTGTATAGCATTTGCTATGTCTTTTTTTATTAAATAATTTAAATAATCTTCAAAGTGCTGAAATGATATATTGGAACATATTTTTTTACAAATATTTATATTTATCGGTTCGTTTAATATATATATTTTTTCTAAATGATTTATTAACATTCTGATGGATAAATTCGAAATCATTAATAAATACTCTTTTGATTCATCATCTATTTGGATAGATTCTTTTTCGATTATATCATCCATTATTTTTACGACTTGTTCTTTGGTAGGTTGATTTAATTTTATAATATGTACTCTTGATTGTATACTTTCAATCACTTTCTGTATGTTCGTACAAACCGAAATAAAATGAATATTTTTCTTATATTTATCTATATAGTTTCTAAATACTTGCTGACTTTGTTCATTAATCGTATCGATATCATCGATAATCACTAATTTTTTCTTACCGTGGATACTACTATGGGATTGACAAAATGTTTTCATTTCATTCCGAAAATATTGGATTCCTTGTTCTTTTAAATTATTAATAAAGAGAATATTGTTTTCTGGAAAAGATGCAGTTTTCTCTAATTTATAATATTCTCGTATCAATGCATTTAATATGCTAGTTTTTCCTGAACTGGAATTCCCTATAATCAATAGATTTAAATTATCTATTTCCAATAAGGTATTTAATACAGTATTTAATTTATCATCAATACAAAAATCTTTTATATAATATGGTTTATATTTTGTAATAAATATTTCGTTATCTATTTTTTTATTCAGAAGAGACATTATTATATTATTTGATTTGTGTTTATGTGAATTATAACAAAATATTATTTTTCGTAAAAACTATATAATATTTATTTTAACATATATCATATAAATGACCAATTTTTATGATATATTGGGGGTTTCTAAAGATTCGGACGAAACCGAAATCAAGAAAGCTTATCGTAGCTTATCTTTAAAATATCATCCTGACCGTAATCCAGAAGAAGAAGCCACGCGTAAATTTCAAGAAATTAATGAAGCATATGAAACGTTAGGTGATAAAAACAAACGACAACAATATGATATGCAATCTAGTTTTGGTAACGGTATGCAATTTCGTCATATGAATAGTATGGATGAATTTTCAGAGTTTAATGAAATAAACCATTTATTTAGTTCTTTATTTGGTGGTATGCAAGGTATGCAAGGTATGCACGGATTCAATGGTATTCCGGGGATTCGTGTATTTCATACTGGCGGCGGTCCTGGTAATTTTCACGCCGAATTTTCCACCAGTTTTCATTCACCACCACCACTTATTTCAAAAGATATTGAAATTACATTAGAACAATGTTATCACGGGTCTTCAATTCCTATTATCATTGACCGTTGGATTATTATGAATAATAATAAAGTAATGGAGAAAGAAAATGTTACCATTACTATACCGCCAGGTATGGACGAATCCGATGCATTATTATTAAAAGGTAGAGGTAATGTAATTAATGAAGATATAAAAGGCGATGTCAAAATCAATCTTAAAATAACTAATAATACTATTTTTAAACGACAAGGTTTAGACTTGATATTAAATCGCACTATATCATTAAAAGAAGCCCTATGTGGATTTAAGATAGATATTCATCATTTAAATGGTAAAGTGTTTTCTTTGAATAACTCTACCAATCCAACCGTGATTAAACCCGGTTTCAAAAAAGTCATACCAAATTTAGGTATGACTAAGGAAAAAGTTACCGGAAATTTAATATTAGAATTAGATATCGAATTTCCTGAAAAATTACATGAACACCAAATGGTAGCTTTATCAGAAATATTATGATAATATCACATTATTTCAGCACCTGAATATTCTAGCCAATCATCTAAAGTAAAACAGACGAAATCTTCTGGTAATTCCCAATCTTTGAAATTCAATTGATGATGCATATGTCGAGAGGGGTCTCTCTAATTTCTTTATCCCAATCTTTTTTTATAACAAATTCCATCAGCATAATATCTATAAACTCCATCAAAGTATGAACACCATTCTCTTTTGAACCGATTCCAGTATAATAAATTTTCATACCAATAATATAATATTCATTATTATATTATTTTTCTATATTCATTTATGAACTAATTTTCTTGGTTGGGATTTCCACATCGACTAAATAAATAGAGTTCTCAGTAATAATGATATATTCCTTACCTACTTTATAAATCTTAGCGATTGGACTTGTATATTCCTCTTCACTCTTCACCAATAGCTTTTCTTGGTTATCCTTTACACCAATTAAAACGGTCTTATCTAATGAACTTGTCCAATAATCCATCATTAGTGGTTTATCTTCTACGATTGATAACTTGATTGCGTGCTGTAATGTATTGGATTCAGGTAAACGGTATCCGTTTGGGGTGGTTGCTACTGTAGTAGATAAAGCATTTTCTGGTTTACTCATTTCTATTGAAAGTATTTATATTTTATAATTGGGTTTTTACTTTAAATCTATTTTTTAAATAATAATATAATTTGTTGATAAAGAAAAAAATAATTTTTGCCTAAATATTAATCCAAATAAACTTTATAACGCATTCAATACAAATATTTTATGTATATAATATAACAAAAAACTCTGTGAATGTCGAATTCAAAATATTTTCGCACAAAAGTTCTCACAAAGTATGCTTCAACTATGAAAGAATACTTCAATTTAATGAATCAATCCGATATAATCAAAAATTTAGCAAATCCAAATAATAGCTTGTATATCGGTATGAATTCCATACATAGAGTTTTTGAATATGTATTAATAAAAACCAATAATATTGATAATGCCTATTTTTATTCACAAAAATCTTATTATTACTACTTAGAATATTTAGAACAAATTAATAAAGCTGAACTTGTAAATAGTTTAAATCATATGGATGCAATCTTATTTATTTATAAAAAAACCATTTTCGATTTTTATAATGGTGAGCATAATGATAATAATATTATGAATATGATGTCGTTAAATGATGATGATATGCAAAATCACGAAATGAATTTAAGAGAATTATTCAATAAAATTTCGAATTTTACCAAAACCCTCTTCTTCTGGGATAATATCTATATTTCTTTTGAAAATCGTATCAGAATATGTGATGAATATATGGGTCGTTATTTGGCGAAATTTGATTCCATTGAATTAATCACCTCTTATTTAGATATCATACAACAAAAAATCGATGTAAAGTTCTCGAAATACGATGATTTATTAAATGAAATGTTGATGAAGGTTGAAAAAACACGTAAATTTGAGACCTTGGATGAGTCTGAAAAAAACGAACGATTTTTAATCAAGTTTTATGTGGAAGACCATATTTTTCAAGAGAAATTTATGAAAGATAATACCAAAGACTTAGTCAAGTGGTTATTTGTATAAAAAATTGATTTACTTTTTTATATTTGATTTTATAGTAATCAAACCAAAAGCAAACTATTTCAAACCAAAAGCGAACTATCTCAAACCATAGCAAATACAATAATGGAATACCAAACCACAACCAGTAATGTCTTATCTTTACGTGATGATGTCTCGGCGAATATCTATAGTAGATTTATTCATTGTCTTCTGATTAAGCCGAATGAAGCTGAATTAAAAACTACTTTCTATACATTTTGTGAAAAATACAATATTGAAAACTCGGATGATACCTATTCATTCTTAATGAACATGAAAGAAACCAAACAACATTATAAAAATTTTGCGGTTACCGACTCATCTATACTTGGTAATCTATTCTTCTTTATCGTCTATTATATGAATCAAAACCCCAATTTATTTAAATATATGCATCAAATGTTATTTCTAATGAAGGCGACTTGTAATATGAAAGCACAAGTAGATGTAAATGAAAATTCTGATTTAGATGTTGAAGTCGAAAAATTAATGATGCATTATGAACGAATTGATATTATGATTGAATTGAATAAAAACATTGAAAGCATTTCTAAAAATCTAAACGATACCACTATTTATAAAACCGAACATAAAATTTCTCATTGTTTGGATAGCGATTATTTAAACTTCAAACTCATCGAATAAAAATAAAAATAAAAAGAAAAATAGTAATCATTTTATAGTGATTACTATTTTTTAAATTCATTAAACATTTGGAACTGTATTCTCATGATAATATTTTTGTGTCATATTAATAATTTTTTTACGTAATTTTGTTTTTTTTACTTTTGTACATAAGTCATTATTTACCACGTTTATGTCGTGATATTCTACCGTCAATATATTTCGTATAAAATCAAATATAAATTTCAATATGCGTTCGGTACAATTGCCAACTATCAAACAACTTCCAGTTCGAAATATCATAAAAGAAACCTCCGTATATTTTTTATTATCATCCAATTCTGACATTTTCATCGCACGGTCTTCAGGTAATATCTGACCATTCTGTAATGTCGCATCGAACCCTAATTCATTATTGAAATAATACTTACATTTAACTCCGGGATAACTACACGGGTCATATGCACATTCTATCTTATATTTATCACTTCTTAATATCGATTGTAATTTTTCACGATTAATATAATACCCACAATTAAAATTTGAATTTATCAAGACATTATCTTCCGTGTTATTTTCTATGAAATCTAATTCAGTAGTTAAATATGGCTGCATAATATCAATAACCATGTCTTTTACGATATCCAATAAGTTCTGGTTCAATATTCCAGGTATTTCTAATTTTCCTGTATTGAATACTTTTATATGAATTTCGCGAAACGCTGATTCATATGAAAATCGGACAATCATCGCAAAACAATTATAGAATGCATTCTTTACTTTACCTCTACAATTCATTATATCCTTTTTTGACATACCAATGGTAATTTTGCGTTCATCTTTGAATTTATTACGACGAGCATTTTCATTATTTATTTGTTTGATTATATTTTCAGTATAATAGTTGATTCCATCTAATCTTTTACAATATTCATCATATTCTTCTTTTGTTTTTGATACGATTTTCATTTGTTTCTTAACGACACCTTTTTCCGCTTTCCAATATTCAATGATTGGAATATTCCAAAATATATTTTGTATATCTATCGCTTGATTCAAAAATAATACTTTGGTTTTGGTGGAAATATATAAATCTTCACATACAGGCACATTATTTTCTTCTTTTTCCATATCATTATCGATTTCGTTTTCTTTTATACTTTTTTCTGTTTTTTTAAATGTAGTAGTTGCCCCATTATTTTGATTTATTATAAAATTATTCCATTCGTCTTCTATTGAAAACATATTTATATTATATTCTATAAAAAATAATATAAACTCTTTAAATCAATTTTTTAATTTATTTATTGGATTACAAGATTATCCAAGCTTCGCTTTCATATGAATACAAAAATATAGTAAACTATGTTCCAATTTCGATTCGATACAATGCATTATCGTATCCATTATATTCAAGACATCCTTACTGATATTTTCTTTCTTATTACGAATAATATGATTAAAAAATTTCTTCAATATATTCGGTTTATCGGTATTATATTGTATGCTTATTTGATGTATGTATTCGATGATTTCTACGGTGTTCTCCTTTTTTTCTTTTAATAATTCAAATATTTTTTCCCATATTTCACTCGATATTATATTGGCTTCCCAATTCGTAACATTTTGATTTAATTGTATAAAATTTATCATACTTCTAATATCTGAACTATAATTACCTAATATTGTTTCTATTACTGCCTCCGATAAATCCAAATTTTCATTTATAGTTATGTTTTTTATAAATTTATATATATCTTGTCTCGGTAACTGATTAAATCTTATACAAATAAATTCATTTTTTAACGATTCGTCTATTTTACTTATATAGTTACATATCAAACAAAAACGCACATTATAACAAGACGTCTGTAATAAATATTTTAATGCTTGTTGTGCATTCTTGGTCATATAATCTACTTCATCCAATATAACGAATTTTAACCCTTTTTCGAAAAAATTTTTCGATTTTACAAATTGATAAATTTGATTACGAATAATATCGATTCCTCTTTCGTCGGATGCGTTTAAATGTATAATGGAACCATTATTTCGCTCATTATACTTCATTTGGTATTCATTTATTAAATTGATAATAGTCGTAGTTTTACCTGTTCCTGGAGGCCCATAAAATAATAAATTGGGAAAATATTGTAATTCTAATATGTTTTTAAACACGCTTTTGTTGATAGGCGATAATACGATATCATCAAACTGAGTGGGTCTATATTTTTCGACCCATGGTATTCCACTTTTATTATTAGTAATAGCTGGAGTATTTTTTATAGATAACATTTTTGATGCAAACTTATTAGAAAATTGATAACTATATATTTATATCATTTATTCGAAAATAAAAATGTCTTCCTTCGATGAAACTATTATCAAAACTATGAATGCTTCCAATGAAGGTTACTTAGAAATTATAATAGGCCCAATGTTCTCGGGTAAGACCACTCAAATTATACAAATGTATAATAATTATTCATATATCGGTAAGAATGTAGTAGTTATTAATTATGCAGAAGATAAACGATATCATGATTCGATGTTATCCACCCACGACCATAAAATGATTCCTTGTATATTAACTATGGATATTTCCGATATGTGGACGAATCCTTTACACGAATATTACAACGCTATCAACGAAGCCGATGTCATTTTAATCAATGAAGGGCAGTTTTTCAATAATTTAAAAGAAGCTGTATTGGAAATGGTCGATAAATATCAGAAAATAGTTTATATTTGTGGTTTAGATGGTGATTTTAAACGTAATAAATTCGGGGATTTATTAGAATTAATTCCTTATTGTGATAAAATAAATAAATTGACTTCTTTATGTTCTCAATGTAAAAACGGTAAAAAAGGTATCTTTTCGTGTCGTATTACACGTGAAACTTCACAGGTGGTGATTGGTTCCGATAATTATAAACCTTTATGTCGAAGTTGTTATTTGGTTAATAAATAACAATGAAAACAATAAAAAGCTTTTTTATGAGAAAAACACTTTTATCAGAAAAGCATTTTTGAAAACAATATAAAAAAGAAAACGATTAAAATACAATAAGTCTAAATGATTAATCAATTAGTAGAAAGCGTTTCTATACCACAAAAGAAAAGAGGACGTAAGAAGAAGGAAGCAACCACGGGTCAATCCACCGAATCCGTTAATATTACTATTTCGATTGAAGAAAAAGAAGATGCAGCTGAACCCACTATTAAAAAGCGTGGTCGAAAACCAAAAGGTGGTAAATTAGTTTTAAAACAACAAGAAAAACTGACTACCTCTACTCCTATTGCAAATATTATTTTACATTTAAAATGCTCAATGCAAGATTTAAATGAACATAACCAAATTATGAATCAAATGGTCACTGACCCATTAGTATATAATCCATCGATTCCACCTAGTATTTTAACCTATAATAATGACGTAAAGTCCTTTTCATTATATGAAAATAATAATGATATTATTCAGAATAATGAAGTAAAAGATGTTGCTTATTTAGAGTTTGATAATAAAGCTATTCATACGAGTGCGAATGTGAATAATATTTGTAAAGTATGCTCATTGAATATTAGTGATGAACTTTTAGAATCACAAGAGGAAGATGCTGATATTAATATTAAGGATGTGAATACGAAACTGAAAAAGTTGAAGATACAATTATATAAAAATATGAACCAAGATAAGAAATCCGCTTGTTTTTGGTGTACTTATGATTTCGATAGTCCTCCTTGTTATATTCCAAAATATGAAATTGATATGCAAATTTTTGGGTATGGTTCATTTTGTCGACCTGAGTGTGCAGTAGCTTTTTTAATGAAAGAGAACATCGATGATTCCACCAAATTCGAAAGATATCATTTATTAAATCAAATATATAGTAAGGTTTATGATTATAAGAAAAATATTAAACCGGCACCAAATCCTTATTTTTTATTGGATAAATATTATGGTAATTTAAGCATACAAGAATATCGTAAATTATTGAAAACCGAACATATGTTATTGGTGATTGATAAACCATTGACCAGGATTTTACCTGAACTACACGAAGATAACGATGATTTTATTTCGAATATTTATGGAGGAACGAATGTAAATACCAGTCAATCGGGGGGGGCTTATAAAGTAAAACGGGAAAGTGAAAGACAAAAAGGCCAAAGTAAATCAAGTATTATGAAAGAGAGATTTGGACTTTAGATAATTATTTAGAAATCTATCTTTGTTAGAATAATATATATTATTATCATATAATAATATATAATGAGTGGAGATTTAACTAGTAGTAATCGTTTATTTGTTACAAATGATGCTTCTTTTGGTGGTAACTTATATGTTGCGAAAGATATAAATGTAAATGGTAACTTAAATGTTCAACAATATAGAACAAATTTAATGGTTTATACTGTGAGTTATGGATTGATTGTTGCTGAAGATATGTCATTAAATGGTCGTTTATATCTATCTGACGATTTATCGGCCAATAAACGTCTGTTTTTAGGTGGTGATGCGTCCTTTGGTGGTAAAGTGTTTGTTGCTGGTGATGTTTCGTTGAGTAATCGTCTATATGTTGCATCCGATGTATCATTCGGTGGTAATTTATATGTTGCGAAAAATGTAGGTCTCGGCGTTTCCGGTTCTTTCGGTGTATATGATGTTTGTAATAATGCACAAATGGTCCTAGATATCAGTGGTGGAATGAATCTTCGTGGGTCTGTTATGGGTGGTTTATCATTGCCCGATAAATCTATTTTAATGACAGCCAGACCTCCATTGGATTTATCGAATAACTTTGGAACGGTTTGGAAACAAAATACTTCTGCTCCTACCAGTAATTGGAATTCAGTAAGTATGTCAGCAAACGGTCAATATCAAACGGCTGTCGTTACTTCTGGTTCTATCTATACATCCAATAACTATGGTGTCACATGGAGTCAAGTTACTTTTTCTGGAAATCCTTATTGGATATCAGTAAGTATATCATCAACCGGTCAATATCAAACCGCGGTTGGAACGGGCAGTTATATTTATACATCAATTGATTATGGTGTAACATGGAGTTCACAGACTTCTTCTGGTTCAAGAAATTGGACGTCAGTAAGTATATCATCAAGTGGTCAATATCAAACTGCAACTGTCATATATGGGTATATTTATACATCCAATAATTATGGTGTTACTTGGACACAAGCTACTTCTGATGCTACTAGAGCTTGGCGTTCAGTTAGTATATCAGCAACTGGCCAATACCAAACTGCTGTTTTTGGTGACGGTTATATTTATATTTCTAACAATTATGGAGTTACATGGACACAAGATACTACCGTTGGTTCTATTCGTAATTGGTTCTCAGTAAGTATATCAGCAACTGGACAATACCAAATTGCTGGCGTTTATAGTACTTCTGGCGGTTACCTGTATATCTCTAATAATTACGGTGCTACTTGGACACAAGCTACTTCTGATGTTAATAGAAATTGGTATTCGGTAAGTATTTCAGCCAATGGTCAATATCAAATTGCTGGCGTCATTGGTGGTTATCTTTATACATCGAATAATTATGGCGTAACTTGGAGACAAGCTACTTCTGATGCTACTAGAAGTTGGTATTCACTAAGTATCTCAGCCAATGGTCAATATATAACTGCTGTCGTAAATTCTGGCTACATTTATACATCAGTAACACCCTATAATGATTTGGTCGTACAAAATAGTTTAATATCTTATTGTGATGCAAGTTTGAATAGTCGTCTTTTTGTTGCATCGGATGTATCATTCGGTGGTAAAGTATTTGTTAATAGTGATTTATCTGTCAATGGAGTATTTTATTCACCCACTAGTATTCGAAATGGTGGAGCTACTTTGACTTTACCTACCACTACTGGTACATTGGCTACATTAGCTGGTACTGAAACTTTTACTAATAAAACCCTTACCACTCCAACTATTTCTTCTATTGTTAATACTGGTACTCTTACATTACCTACAACAACTGGTACATTAGCTACTTTAGCTGGTGCTGAAACTTTTACCAATAAAACTCTTACTACGCCAGTTATTAGTAGCATTACAAATGGTTCTGCTACGCTTACTTTACCTACCACTACTGGTACATTGGCTACATTAGCTGGTACTGAAACCTTTACTAATAAAACCCTTACCACTCCAACTATTTCTTCTATTGTTAATACTGGTACTCTTACTTTACCTACCGCTGGTACATTGGCTACATTAGCTGGTACTGAAACCTTTACCAATAAAACTATTAATACAAACAACTTTATTGTAACAAGTAGTGATGTGTCTAGCAACAGACTATTCGTAGTAGCTGATGCTTCTTTCGGTGGTAAATTATTTACAACTGGTGATGCTAGTTTGAATAATCGTCTTTATGTCGGTGGCGATGCTTCCTTCGGTGGTAATTTATATATTGCGAAAGATATAAATGTAAATGGTAACTTAAATGTTCAACAATATAGAACAAATTTAATGGTTTATACTGTGAGTTATGGATTGATTGTTGCTGAAGATATGTCATTGAATGGTCGTTTATATCTATCTGACGATTTATCGGCCAATAAACGTTTGTTTCTAGGTGGTGATGCATCTTTCGGTGGAAAGTTATTTACTATTGGTGATACCAGTCATAATAGTCGTCTTTTTGTGGGTGCAGATGCCTCTTTCGGAGGTAATTTATATGTTGCAAAAAATGTAGGTCTCGGCGTTTCCGGTTCTTTCGGTGTTTATGATGTTTGTAATAATGCTCAAATGGTCTTAGATATCAGTGGTGGAATGAATCTTCGCGGACCGCTCATCGGTGGTTTAAGATTACCCGACCAATCTGTTTTAATGACGGCCGCACCTCCATTGGATATATCGAATAACTTTGGAACAGTTTGGAAACAAGCTACATCTGATGCTACTAGAACTTGGATTTCTATGAGTATGTCAGCAAATGGTCAATATCAACTTGCTGCTGAAAATTCTTCCGCTGGTTATTTTTATACATCGAATAATTATGGCGTTACTTGGACTGCTGGACTTTCTGCAGGAAGTCTTAAAAATTGGACTTCAGTAAGCGTATCTGCAAATGGTCAATATCAAACCGCGGTTGCAACGGGCAGTTATATTTATACATCTAATAATTATGGCGTTACTTGGACTGCGCAAACATCTGCCGGTAGTAGAAGTTGGTTATCAGTAAGTTTATCAGCAACCGGCCAATATCAAACTGCTGTTGATACTGGAGGTTATATATATACATCAAGTAATTATGGTATTACTTGGACTTCACAAACTGCTGCAGGCAGTAATAATTGGTATTCCGTAAGCGTTTCTGCAACAGGACAATATCAAACTGCGGGAGCATACGCTAGTTATATTTATACATCTAACAATTATGGTGCTAGTTGGGTTCAAGATACTAGTATCGGTTCTACTAAAAATTTGTATTCAGTAGCAGTATCAGCAACCGGACAATATCAAATTGCTTCTGAGAATAGCGTGGGAGGTTATATTTATACATCAAGTAATTATGGTGTTACTTGGACGGCGAGAACATCTTTCTCTAAAACTTGGTACGCAGTAAGTATATCAAGTAACGGTCAATATCAAGCTGCTCTTGCATCGCCTGAATATATTTATACATCTAATAATTATGGTGTTACTTGGAATCAACAAACATCAGCGGGTAGTAGAAGTTGGGTTGCTATAAGTATGTCATCTAATGGGCAATATATAATTGCTGGTGGCAGTCCAACATATATTTATACTTCCATAACACCCTATAACGATTTGGTTGTACAAAATAGTTTTGTATCTTACTGTGATGCAAGTTTGAATAAACGTCTTTTCGTTGGTTCCGATGCCTCTTTCGGTGGTAAGTTATTTACAGCAGGTGATGCTTCATTCGGCGGTAAGTTATTTACAGCAGGTGATGCTTCTTTCGGCACTAGAATAGGTTTTGGTTATTCTGCTTTACCTACTTTTACATCTTCACATATCGGTTATAGCGCAACAACATTTGCAGATAATACAAGTTATACTACTACTACTGGAAATATTATAAATTTATTACCAACTACAAATGTAACTCTTCCAGCAGGAGTATGGTTACTATCTTATTGTGGTTACGGTTTAACTAATGCTACTGCTGGATATATTACCGCATTTAACATAGGATACGGAACAATAACTACTGCATTTACAAGTAAAACAACTACTGGTGGTTATAGTACGCCTGCCGTAGCAACTGGAGTGACTGCTAATGGAATTATGGTCATTCAACTTTCTACCAGCACAAGAATATATTTATTACAACAAATCTCATACGCAACAACTACAATTGCATTGACTGGTACTAATGCAGCTGCAAATTGTTTTATACAATATACCCGTATCGCATAATTATTATCACGATAAACAAATTAAAACTGTAATCATATTATACAATAAATATGACTACATTTATCTCTTGTAATTTGATGGGCGGTTTAGGCAATCAACTTTTTCAAATATTCACCACCATCGCCTACGGCATCCAAACCAAACGAAAAATCGTTTTCCCTTATTCTGAATCTCTCCATACCGGTATCGAACGCCTCACTTACTGGCATTCATTTTTGCATTCCTTACGTATGATGACTACCTTCAATCCATCCCACGGTGTAACAAATTTATTATTTTGCCGTTATTCCTTTATCGGTGAAAAGGGGTTCTCTTATGAAGCAGTTCCCGAATACTCTTTTCGAGAAATTGTATTCAATGGCTATTTTCAATCCTATAAATACTTTGAACATTATAAAGACTCCATTTTCGGTCTCATTCGATTAGAACAACAAAAAGATGATATACGTAAAGAATTCCCCGCCATCCATTTTCCAAATACAATCTCTATGCATTTTCGCCTGGGTGATTATGTCAATATTCAAGATTGTCACCCTCTAATGCCGTACGAATATTATAAAAATGCATTACAATATATTGTTGAACACCAAAAAGACCAATCATTTACCGTTCTCTATTTTTGTCAAGAACAAGATAATGAGACTGTATTAAATATGATTCGACGACTACAAGATGTGTATCCATCGATCGTATTTACCAAGGTAGATGATAAAGTTCCAGACTGGAAACAAATGTTACTAATGAGTTGCTGTCAGCATAACATTATAGCCAATAGCACATTCAGTTGGTGGGGAGGATATTTTAATCAGAATTTGGGTAAAATGGTATGTTATCCGGATAAATGGTTTGGGCCGAAAATAAATCATGATACACGAGATTTATTTCCTGGCGATTGGATAAGCGTAGCGACGGAAAAAGCGTAGCGACGGAAAAAGCGTAGCGACGGTAATTAAACCTTTTAACATTTCAAACGCCGAATTTTATATAGTTAAAATTATTTAAAAATATGTTTTCATAGTATAACAGGTAACAATGAATATTGAAGAACTCTTAAATAAATTAAAACAAGCTGAAGAAGAAAAACAAAATATACTTAACGAAAATGATAAATTAAAACAACTTTTACAAAATTATAATGATAGTCGCAAGAATTATTATGAAAAAAATAAAGAAATAGTAAAAGCAAAGGCAAAACAAGGATTAAAGAAATTGTCTGATGAAAATCCAGAAAAACTTAAAGAATATAGAAGAAATGCTTATCTAAAACGAAAAGAAAAACTTATGAAAATAGAAAAT